ACTTCTGGCCAAGGGCGTGTTTGTAAATGTGCTTTGCCCGGACGTATGATAGATATAAAGGCTGCCATCCTGGGTATTGAATCTGGTTGCATTACCTTTAGTAAATCTGTGTAGTTGCCTATATGTACTAGTTTACTGGCCCACTCACGGTCCGTCCAAAGTCTTTCCCAAGGCGGAGTTGTGGCTAACATTTGTTCATAGTGTGCAGGATTCTGTATCAACTGATACACACTCATGTTCAAGAAGTCCAGTTTAAAGTATCCACGTTGTTCTGCTGTTTCGTAATCTAATGCCGCACAACCATTGAATGGATCATGTGGTATATTGGTAACATATATACCCGAGTTGTGCTTTCGCCCATTGCTTTGTCGTGCAGTTGTGTGCTGAATTAGTTTCAGTATATCTTCTCGGTTGGCAAAGTCAATATCAATATCTGCGCTCATTACCATCCTGCTTGCTTTAAAATTTCTTTGGCATACTCTTGGTCCGCTGGATAATCATGGAACTTTTTCTGCCAAGCGTCACTATCAATATAGGGCCAAACTATTGCAACCTGTTGTGCCAACAACTCACTCAAGAACTTTTGTCCCGATTCACTATTGTAAATCACCCAAGGACTTACACGTCCTGCTGTGACAGCATAACACAATGCATGAGTGTTACCATAACGCAACCAATCATGAGAAGGATTGCCTGTTTCTTCAGACCAACGCATGCTGTATTCTATGGCACGAGCCAGTGCATCGTTCACCGCTTCCACCAACAGATACTGCATTAGATATTCGGTATACACTCGATCACTACACCAGTGATCTATCTTCTTTTGTTCTTTCAACAACCACGTCATAAAACGATCCGGTGCAACAACTCGGGTGTTTACACAATAGTGCCCAAACTTTACAAAGGCTCGGTAGTATGCACTCTCACAAAAATCATCGTGTGTTTTGTTCCTGGCAGACCCTTGCATGGTTTCGTAGAACCGGATGTATGCTTGGAACCCCATGCGCACACCCGGTTCATCTTTGTTTAGTCTTCTGCGTTTGGGTTCACACATGTGAACTGCTATTGATGTTTCTCTAGCAAAAGTCTTCTTGCAGTATTCGCACGTGAATGTCATTTCTTGTCATTGCCTGCTAGACGATTGTATTCGTCAATTTCTTTTTGGGTGGTTATTTCACACATGACATCTATTTCATCATCTTTGTAGTGTGGATATATGGCCACGAGTGCTCGGCGTTTGGCGCTGAGTCCTGCTTCTTTTTTCTTGGGAGCAATCCAAACGTGTCTGGGTGTGCCCATGTTAGGACTCACTGTTGTGGCCATGAGCCATTGCAGTTTAGGATGCTTGCTCACACTAAAAAAATGTTTGTTTAATCGTTCGTTACAAGCAATAACGTAAAACTCTTGTAACTCACGTGAGCCTTCTACCGCGGATCCCCAACGTATCATGAGATAGGTTGAAAACTTTTTCTTTTCTTCGTCGGTAAGCTCGTCGTAGAAGTTTCTGTTCTTGCGATCAAACTGGCGCATTTCATTGGCAATGGTTAGTTTGTCACTCATGTTTGCTTAAATTATAAATCATTATAGCACGGTCTAGGGCATCTTGTAAAGTGGTATTGGTTTTGGCGGCTCGACGAATGTTGCCCCACAACCGGTCTTGTTCAAGGTCTTTTACTAGGCCTGCGGCCTTTATGCTTTGCCCAATCATGTGACGCTCCGTAGAACCTGCTTCACGAGCATACACAGTTTCTCCTCCATCTGGACTTTCGTAAATGTATGTGGCACCTGGTTTAAGACTGCCCATACTTGTAGCCATACTGCAAATGTGCCCAACGTAAAAAACGTTCAAGCCCCTCTCGATCGTCCGGATAACTTTCCAAGTATACTCGGGACAAGCGATTAATTATTTCAAATATTTCTGATTCAGTATAGGGCATATTACCAGGCCTTGGTGTAGTCAACAATCTCACAGTTGCGACTGACGTCTTTCACAAAGTAAACACAGTCAGGTTCTGCATCATCATTCAAGGGCACGGCCAACATCTGACCGTTCTTGAGTTTGGGTGCATACCAGTTTACTTCATGATACACATCTAAGATTTCTATATCGGGAAAACTGGGTCTGTAACTTGACAAAGGATTGAATTGAAACACTCTGAACCCACGATCGTTTATACTTGTTAGTGGCAACACTTCAAGGTCACCTATGTCGGGTTCACCTATGAGTATTTGCCAGTCCATGGGCATCTTGATTGTTGTGTTTCCTATTCTCAAGACCAGGGCAGGAGCATTAAAACTTTCCAAAAAGATAAGTGGGATAAAATGATAGTCTGGTTCTGCTGGATTAGAATTATCTAATATGGCAAAACGCATGTCATCTACTTCTTCGGGCAGATGGTTTAAATCGTAATAGGAGTTGTCTAATGTAAGGATTCGCATGTTGTTATAATACAGTATTTGTGATAAAAAGTCAAGCGATTTTCATCCATTCTAATTTCTCTAAGGACATTGGATATCCGGCTTCTTTATAAAAAACTTTTCTTTTTTGTAAATGCCTTTTAGCAAATTTACAGGTGCTAGTTATATCGTAAATATTAACATAGTCCTTATCCTCTGCTTTTCTTAAGCCCCTGCCTATGCTTTGAATAACACGCACAAAACTTTTTCCTGGTTCGACCATAACAACATTAAACAATCTAGGAACATTGATTCCCACGGCAGCAACTCCATAGGTGCATACTAAAATTTTGTCAGTCGCATCAGCCACCTCATCATATTCGTCTTGTCTATCCTTTGCTTTGGTGGCACCAGACACAAACACAGCTCGCTCACCCAGTCGTTCTACCAGGGCATTGCCTGCGGCTACCCTGTCCACAAGCACCAGTGTGTTGCCTGTTTCGTTTACTTTACGTATGAGTTCTGCTATGGTGTCCAGTCTACCTGATTCCTCAAGCAAGTATTTAAGCTCGCTTTGGTATTCTTTAAACTCCACATGATCTACCAACTGCACAATGTTCACATGGCAATTGGCCAGCACACCTTGTTGTTGCAGTTCGTTGGCACTGAGGCGTCCGATAACAGGTCCAAGACTGACCAGCAATGCTTGGCTTTCAAACTTTTCTTTGGGTATGGTTCCAGTCAATCCCCACCTAATTGGCACTGTGGACATGACACCAGTTAACAATGTTTTGAGTGCATCTGCTTTGGCCATGTGTACTTCGTCCACAATAACACATACCACACCTTCCAGGAACTCGCCAATGGTACAGTCACCCACACCTGCTTTGGTGTTCTTTAACAAGATGTTGAGACTTTGCCAAGTGCATATGGTATGCTGACGTCCATATTCTTTTCTGTCACCAAAGTACACGCCCACATCCTGTTGCATGTTGATGTAGTCTTTTTCTGTTTGTGTCACTAGACTCTTGTTGGGCACAATAACGATTGATCGTCCATATGGCGTAACAGCATTTGATAATGCGGCCGTCATGATAGTTTTACCTGCACCTGTTGCCACCTCTTGCAGGCACTGTGGATTGGCTAGGAAACTGTTCACAATCTCCACCTGGTAGTCACGCATCACAATAGGTGTACCTTCTTGCGGATGCCCTTTAGGCCACATGATGTGTGCAAACGAATCCTCACGCACCTGTTCAAACTCAAATGTGTTTGAATATTCTCGTTGGTCATCCAGTTCAATGTCGTAATCAAACTTTTCAAGTATGGGAAGAATCTCGGGTAGCAAGTTTGTGTAAGTGCTACCACCTAGCTGGAAGTATGAAACTTTGCCATCCCAACGTCCCAGTCTCACAGCAGGCAAGTAACGTGCATACGGAACGTCATACTTAAAAGCGTTGACCAGAGCTTTGCGAGCATCCAAATCTAGGCCTTCTAGTTTGATATTTACTTCATCCCGGATTTGTATTGTGCATCTTTTCATTGTGTTAGTATAACATACTTAACCCAGTAAAGTCAAAATAATTGGATTAATAAAATGCATGTTTTAAGAATATTCACAAACAGAGCATTATATTATAAACGTACCGTTTTGCAAGTCCATCCAATTACGATAGAAGTTTTTGTTGGCCGTTTTTAGTATAGGGTTGTCTAGTGCAGTACCTGCACGTATAGATTCTAGTGTCACAGTGCAATCCGTGTGCAACTTGACAAGATTAGAAAAATCAATCATCATTTGTGCATAACCTTCTACAGTATTGGCACCACATGCGGCAACCATTTCTTCCCACACATGGGCACGATGCAGTTGCTTGAATCGTTTTGCGGCCCATAATGCCACTGCTTGGTCTTGTACGGTAATACCTATAAAATTATGTTTTTTACGAACATGATAATCTAAATCATGACTAGGAATAGATTGATATTTTTTTTCTATTTCGATCAAGTACTGGTCTTTATCCAGGTCAGACTGGAACAGGTGAGGTTTTTTTAAACGTGATCTATTGGGGTCGTCCATCATCACTGACGTATGTCTAAATCGTGTGCCATTGGGATCAAGTATGGCCGAGATCATGTCTCCACAGGTGCCGCCAGTGTAGCAAACAATATTCATTTTACTATGTTCCATGCCTGGCCGTTGTATACAAACCAAAACTTTAAATTGCCGTTGGTAGTATCAGGATTTTCCAATTGATCGTAGTACCCATTTTGATCAGGCACTTTTCGTTTGAAGTAATGCTAT